AGCAACTATTAGATAAGGTATACAGCGGAGAATCTTTAGATGATAATCAAAAAGAGTTTCTATCCAAATGGATTAGGGTTGTTGAACCGACTTCTAGCAAAAATGCAAAATACAAAATTTACATAGCTAAAGAAGAAAATAGATTTACTAGAAAAGCAGAACCGAGAGCTGAAAAAATACCTAAGTCTCCATCAACAGGAAAAGACGCAAAACAATTACACAGTTTTTTACAAAAGAGTGGTATAAGAACTCAAAGAACCTCTACATTTGGTGGTAAAAAAACTACAGCAAATCAAACATATATAGGAGAAGATGGTAAAACAAAATTGTTAGGTTCTGATGACAAACCAGTTGCTAGCGTTCAAAGAGATGGTGATAATCCTCCTAAGTCAATAACAATTGGAGAACAATTAATAAATCGTCAGAATGATAAAGAAGATGGTATAAGCGATGAAGAAGCAAAAGCCAGAAGAAGACATAATAGAAATTTAGATGAATACGCTAAATCTATTGAAGGTGGAACTTTAGATTTCATTGATATGAATGAAGGAGTAACTCCCGATTCTCCCGAAAACAGAGTTACAGTTATAAAGTCTGCTATAGGTGGTATGGTTAAACATATGAAAAAGATAGCGGCTGAACCAATAGCAGGACAACCAGCACCACCTTTAGGTGATGAGGCTAATGAAATTTTAGATGAGTTGGAAGAGTTTTCTGAAAGGAATCCAAACGATAATCCACAAAAGTGGATGAAGGATTATGATACTTTAATGTCAAAATTTTCAAATGAAGAAACTCTAACTGAAGGTTGGGCTAATTATGCTGAAGTTTACACCGCTATTAGAGATATGCATAACAATGGAGAAGGAACTGAAAATGGTGCTTGTGTTTTATTGCCAGAAAGTACAACATTAGAAACTGTAGACACCATTGTTATTTCAGAAAAAGGTGAAGGAGAAAGAAAGATTGTTACTTTAGATGGAGTGAGTGTAAAAAAGGGTGTTGGTGGTGCTAGTGCTTTAACTGCTAAAGTTCAGAAGTCTATTTTTAAATCTGTAGGTGATTTACCTAAAGAGGAAGTAAAAGAAAAAGTTTTATCAATATCTAGAGCACACGATGCTATATACAATATGAAATTAGATGACGAAGATTTACAAAGCCATTTAGATTATCAAAATCAGTACAGAATGGATTTAAATCGTTTAGCTGAAGAAGTTGGTATAGATAAAGACGAATTGGAACAGATAGAAAAAGACTCTGATGGTTCTAAAGTAAATAGTGCTCTAAAACTTATAATGAAAGAAAGAAAGATAGCAGGATTATCATCTGATTCTGATGCAGAAGAGAAAATGAGACAAAGATTAAAAAGTTATTATGTGTATCAGATGGTATCTCATTCTTCTTACAATCAGAATGTTGATGTTCAAGACTTCTCTAATGAGAGTGTAAATTCACAAACAAAAACCTTGGAGAAAAATAGAGAGATAAAAATAGATTCATCTAATGGTATAGACATATTAGCTTATCCAGCACCTGAATACAATGTAGGATTTTCTTTGAACGGAAAGAGTAGAAATCCTGGAGCTGGTAGGTTTAAGAATAAACCTAAGAAGAAGTAATATGAGAACACAACTACTTTGCACATTCACTCAAGTTGATAAACTTGACGATATATTAGAATTAATAGAGCTATGTAATGATATTCTGTATGAGAAGATATATGTATTTCAGAATCTAAAAGAAAGAAATCAATTGATATGTACTTACAATGTAGAATACGATGAAGAAAATCATCCCGAAGACATTCCAAACACCATATCATTACATAGAAAGAAACAGAGTAACACATTGTATACAATCAACGCATTAAACGAAGTTATAAGAAGTTTGAATAATGGCGTGTTGGATAAGAGATTTCCTATACCGTGGGGAGATTATCAGAATAGCTTGTTGTTAACAAATGAAAATGGATTAAACAAAATACCTACTAAAATATATAAGATTGTTGATACAAAAAAATAAAATAAAATTGTATTTGGCAAAAGTGTCAGATACTTATTATCAAATGGTTACTATGGTAACTAACAAATGCAAATTAACTAATAAGGAGAATAAAAAATGGATATTAATTCTATTCGTAAGCGTCTTAATCAGCTTCAAACAACAAACAATAGGACTTCAAACCTATGGAAACCTCAACCAGGAAAACAAATCATAAGAGTATTGCCTTACAAACACAATAAGGATAATCCTTTTATTGAATTGTTCTTTCATTTTGGTTTGAATAACAAAACCTATTTGTCACCAATCACTTTTGGTCGTCCAGACCCAATTGAAGAGTTTGCTCAAAAACTTAAAACAAGTGGTAACAGAGAAGAGTATCAGATGGCTCGTAAGTTAGAGTCTAAGATGAGAACTTTTGCTCCTATCATTGTTAGAGGTGAAGAAACTCAAGGTGTTCGTTTTTGGGGTTTTGGTAAGACTGTTTATCAGGAATTACTTTCTGTAATTGCAGATCCAGACTATGGTGATATCACAGATGCTGTCAATGGTCGTGATGTTTCTGTAGAGTTCAAAACAGCTGAAGAGACAGGAAAATCTTTTCCATCTACTTCAATTCGTGTAAAGCCAAACCAAACTCCTATCACAGAAGATAAAGCTCAATTAGAGGCTTTGTTAGAAAATCAGAAAGATATTACTGAACTATATCAGGAACTATCTTATGAGGAACTAACAGATGTTCTTAATGAGTGGTTGAATCCAAGTTCTGATGATAGTAGTGATGAAGAAACTGAAAAGCCAGTTTCGGCAGTTGTTGCTGATTCGGCTAAAGTTGAAGATGCCAGCGCTGCTTTCGATGAGTTGTTCAATAAGTAAATAAAGTTAGTGGGGGCTTTTGCCCCCACTTTTAATTAGGAGAAATATATGTCAGTTAAAGATGATTTAGCTGGGGTTCTAGCCGACTCTCTAAATAAGAAATTCAAAGATTACAAAGTTGCTTACTTCTTAGATGGTACAGACAGTACACCCACAGATGTTAAGGAATTTGTTTCAACAGGTTCAACTATGTTGGATTTGGCTATTTCTAATCGCCCTAATGGTGGTATTGCAGTTGGTAGAATCACAGAACTCAATGGTTTAGAAAGTAGTGGTAAATCTCTAATCGGTGCTCATCTACTAGCAGAGACTCAGAAAAAAGGTGGTGTCGCAGTTTATATAGATACTGAAACTGCTGTTAGTGAAGATTTCTTAGGTGTCATAGGTGTAGATATAAATAAGATGTTATACTTACACTTAGAAACAGTAGAAGATATATTCGAAGCTATCGAAGAGATTGTTACTAAAGTTCGTGAATCAGATAAAGATAGGTTAGTAACTATCTTAGTAGATTCATTGGCAGCTGCCACAACTAAAGTTGAGTTAAACGCAGACTACGACAAAGATGGTTGGGCTACTTCAAAGGCTATTGTGATTAGTAAAGCTATGAGAAAGATTACTCAGATGATTGGAAGACAGAGAATCGGATTAGTTTTTACAAATCAACTCAGACAAAAGCTCGGTGTAATGTTTGGAGACCCGTGGACTACATCAGGTGGTAAAGCTCTTCCATTTCACGCATCGACTCGTATTCGTCTAAAGAATAAAGGACAGATAAAAGATTCTAAAAAGAATGTTATTGGTATGACTATTCTGGCACAAGTAATTAAGAATCGTTTGGGTCCTCCACTTAGAAAAGCAGAGTTTCCACTCTACTTTGAAAGTGGTATAGATGATGAGGGTAGTTGGCTACAAGTTCTCAAAGAGCACAATATTGCCAAAGTTGGTGGTGCTTGGTATACTATGAAAGACCATAATGGTGAAGAGATTAAGTTTCAATCTAAAGATTGGTCTGAAAAGTTAGAGGATGAAGAGTTTAAACAACATTGTTACGAACTAATATGTGATAAAGTAATACTTAAATATTCAAAAGCTGAATTAGGTATTGATGATGTTGAGATGACAAATGAGGTGGTCGGTGAGTAATGGTAAGTATTTATCAATACTTCAGGAAATAAAGAAAAAAGGTGGTGAGTTAGATTCAGAAGAACCTAACGACAAAGTATTGATTATAGATGGCTTGAATACATTCATAAGATGTTTCAGCGCTATACCAACTCTCAATGATGACGGAGCTCATGTTGGGGGAATAGTTGGTTTTCTTAGGTCAATCGGATACGCTATTAAGACTATCAGACCTACCCGAACCATTATCGTATTTGATGGTAAAGGTGGGTCTAACCGCCGAAAGAAAGTATTTCCTCAGTACAAAGCTGGTAGAAATATGTCTGAAAGATTAAATCGTTCATATGATTTTAATACTAAAGAAGATGAACATCAATCTATGATTATGCAATTGACGAGAGTTATTGACTATTTGGATTATCTTCCAATAACAACAATAACAATAGAGAACATAGAAGCTGATGATACGATGGCTTATATCACTAAACAGATTCTAAAGACATCTAATATAGTTTTGATGTCTACAGATAAAGACTTTCTTCAGTTGGTAAATCACAGAGTATCTGTTTGGTCTCCTACAAAAAAGAAGATGTACGATCCTCCAAAGGTATTAGAGGACTATGGTATTCCATCTCACAACTTCGCTGTCTACAGAGCAATCGATGGAGATAAGTCTGATAACATAGATGGAGTTCGTGGATGGGGATTGAAAACTATTCAAAAAAAATTACCACTTTTGCTCGAAGACAATATACTTAATATAGAGGATATTGTTAAAGAAGATGAAAAACTTAAAGATAGTGAAGAGTTATTGAAAAGAAATTATATGTTGATGCAATTAGATGAAGTAGACATCAGCGCTTCTGCTAAAACTAAAATCTTAGATAAGGTTAGAGAACCAATCAGTAGACTAAATAAAATACAATTTCAAAAGAGATTCATAGAGGATAGATTATTTGCTACATTACCTAATATGGACAGTTGGTTAGTTCAATGTTTTGCCAGACTAAATCAAATGGCTGAGAAGACTTATGGGAAGAAATCGTAAATATAATTCTGAAGAAGAAAGAAAAGAGGCTCAACGAAGATGGTCTATGGAATACTATCATAGAAATAGAGAAAAGTTACAAAAGAAAGCTAAAGAGCGATATCGTAAAAAGAAACAAATGGAATTGAAAGAAAAACAATTAAAGGAACTTTATGGCGAGTGAAAATTTTAATCAGTTTGGCCCCACATTTCAAGCCAAAATAATATCTTCGCTTTTATCAGATAATAAATTCATACAAACTATTAGTGACATATTAGAACCAAAATATTTTGATTCAGATGCTAATAAGTGGTTGTCTAAAGAAATCAGTAAATACTTTATGGAGTTTAGAAAAGCTCCTACATTAGAAGTTCTAAAGATAAAAATAAATCAAATGGATGATGATATTCTAAAAGTGTCTGTTATAGAAAATCTAAAAGATGCTTGGAGAAACATAGAAGCTACTGATTTAGATTTTATAAAAAAGGAGGCTTTAGACTTTTGTAAGAATCAAGTTCTAAAAGGTGCTATAGTAGATGCTGTGGATTTGTTAGAACAAAAAAAGTATGATGAAATAAAAGAAATAATTGATGCTGCTATGAAGGCTGGTAGTGAAAGAGATTTAGGTCACGATTACATTATATCTTTAGAAGATAGACTTACTGAATCTGTAAGAGCCACTTTGCCTACTCCGTGGGATGCTGTTACAAATGTTATGGATGGTGGATTAGCTGGTGGTGAGTTGGGTGTGTTAGTTGCACCTGCTGGTATTGGTAAGACTTGGTGTTTACAATCATTGGGTGCTCATTTAGTAAAAGAGGGTAAGACTGTAGTTCATTATACTTTAGAACTTAACGCTAACTATGTTGGTTTGAGATATGATACAGTATTTAGTGGAACACCAACTGCTAATATAAAGTTCTATCAAGAAGATGTTCAAAAGGTTATAGATGGATTGACAGGTAAGTTGATTATAAAATATTACCCTACTCGTTCAGCTACAGTAAATACTATAGCAGCTCACCTAAAACAAATGGAGATACAGGAAATAAAACCTGATGCTGTCATAGTTGATTACGCTGACATACTAAAACCAATAACTCTTTACAAAGAAAAAAGATTTTCTACTGGTGAAACTTATGAACATTTGAGAGGACTTGCTGGTGAGTTTGATATTCCTATATGGACAGCTTCTCAGGCTAATCGTAGTTCATTAGAAGAAGATGTTATTGATGCTAGTAAAGTAGCTGAAGATTATAGTAAGGTGATGACTGCTGACTTTGTTATGTCAGTAAGTCGTAAGGTGGAAGATAAGATTGCTAACACTGGTAGAGTGCATGTAATCAAAAATAGATTCGGTGTAGATGGAATTACTTTTCCTGCGGAAATAAATACAAATACTGGTAAGATTGATGTTTATGAGGCATCTACTGTCGGTGGTAAGCAGACGCAGGGAAAGATGGATAACTCAGAGGAATATTTAAGGCAGACATTATCTAAAAAATATAATGACTTAAAGCCAAAAACTGAGGGATTTGAGTAATAAGAATGAGTATATATTATATTTAATATTGTGTACAAAAAATGATAAGGAGTTACGATGGACAGATTTGAATTGTCAGAGAATTTTATAAATAAGTTTCGAAGAAAAAAACCGCCGTTTGGTTTTAATGGATTAGGTGAGTTGGTTTATATGAGAACTTATTCAAGAATTAAAGAAGATGGAAAAAATGAAAGATGGTGGGAGACAGTACAACGGGTTGTAGAAGGTACATACAACATGCAAAAGAATTGGATTGAGTCACATCAATTAGGGTGGAACGCGTGGCAGGCTCAGAAGAGTGCTCAAGATATGTATGAGCGTATTTTTACGATGAAGTTTTTACCACCTGGTAGAGGACTTTGGGCTATGGGAACTGCAATCACAGAAAAGAAAGGTTTATACGCTGCCCTAAACAATTGTGCTTTCGTATCTACGAAAACACTAAAAGAAGATTATTCTAAACCTTTTTGTTTCCTTATGGATGCTAGTATGTTAGGTGTCGGTGTAGGATTTGATACAAAAGGTGCTGGTGAAATAGAAATCAAAGGTATACAGAAGAAAAGAGAAGAACAATTGTTTGAAATACCAGATACTCGTGAGGGTTGGGTAGAATCTCTAAAGTTATTATTGGAAAGTTACTTTCACGGACAAGCACCAGTGAAGTTTGACTACTCAAAGATAAGGCCTGCTGGCGAACCAATAAGTGGGTTTGGTGGAGTTAGTAGTGGTGCTGAACCTCTTATGGAAGTGCATGAAGATATCAGAAAGGTATTAGAAAAGAATAGTGGAGAACCAATCACAATCACAACAATCGTAGATATAATGAATCTAATTGGTAAGTGTGTTGTTGCAGGTAATGTTAGAAGAACTGCTGAGATTGTATTTGGAGATCCTCATTCAGAAGAGTATTTAGACTTAAAGAATTATAAAGTAAACCCACATAGGGAAACATATGGATGGACTAGTAATAATAGTATATTCGCAGAATTGGGTATGGATTATGATGAGGCTGCAAAACGAATTGTGGATAATGGTGAGCCTGGATTTGCGTGGTTAGATAATATGAGAAAGTATTCTCGTATGAAGAATGGTGGAGACAACAAAGACCACAGAGTTATGGGTGGTAATCCTTGTTTAGAACAATCATTGGAATCATACGAGTTGTGTTGTTTAGTAGAGACATTTCCCGACAACCACGATGACTTTGAAGATTATGCGAGAACACTAAAGTATGCTTATCTGTATGCTAAAACAGTTACATTAGGAAGGACTCATTGGAGTGATACCAATAGGGTTATGTTAAGAAACAGAAGAATAGGTTGCTCTGTAAGTGGTGTTGCTCAGTTCATTACACATAGAGGAATCAATGAACTAAAGGAGTGGTTAAATGATGGATATGATGTCATTCAGAAATGGGATGATATGTACTCTGATTGGTTTGCTGTACCAAACTCAATCAAGACTACTTCGGTTAAACCAAGTGGTACAGTTTCATTATTGGCTGGTGCTACTCCAGGTTTACATTATCCCGAAAGTAGATTTTATATTAGAAGAATTAGGTTGTCCAAACATTCAGAATTATTAGAACCTTTGAAAAAAGCAGGTTACAAAATAGAACCAGCATTTGGTTCTGAAGATACTACAAGTGTTGTAGAAATTCCTGTAGATGTCGGTGAGGGGATTAGAACAGCGGCTGAACTTTCGATTTGGGAACAATTCGGTTTAGCCGCTTTCTTACAAAGACATTGGGCAGACAATCAGGTAAGTTGTACGGTTACATTCAATCCTGAAACAGAAGCAAATCAAATTGCTCCGTGTTTAAATTACTATCAATATCATTTGAAAGGTATTAGTTTATTACCAAGACACGATTATGGTGCTTATCAACAAATGCCATATGAGGCTATTGATGAGAAAGAATATAATAAACAAACAAAAAAATTAGGTAAGCTATCTTTTGGTGTGATAAAGAACGAAGAGGCGGAAGTCGATAAGTTCTGTAACAACGATAGTTGTGAAATCGTACCATTGACTGGTGACAATGATGACCAGGAGTATGCTAACTAATGAAATGCGGACAGGCAGACGACACACCTGTAATTAAAAATGTGTCTATTCACAAACAAACACAAGGAGACAGATTATGAAATATCGTAATCTTATCGTCACTCTAATGATGTCAGTTGGTATTGTTTTCGGACAAGCCGTTACTGGTTTCGTTGGAACTGGCGAAGAACCACTTGTTGGAGCAAATGTAGTTGTAGAAGGTACTGAACTCGGTGGCGTAACAGACGCTGAGGGTAAATTCGTCATTGAGACGGGTACTGGTACTTTCGATATTACTGCTTCATACATCGGTTACATATCCCAAACTAAATCAGTTGAAGTTGGGGATATAGTTGGGAGTATTAGTTTCGATTTAGAAACTGATGTTGTTGCTCTCACAGCACTTGAAGTTCTTGCTTCTCGTGCCGATGAAACAACACCTGTTGCCTATACTACTGTGGATAAGAAAGAGATGGAAATTAGACTTGGTTCACAAGACATTCCAATGATTCTTAATACTACACCATCGGTATATGCTACACAACAAGGTGGTGGTGCGGGCGATGCTCGTATCAATGTTCGTGGATTCAACCAACGAAATGTTGCTGTGATGATTAATGGTGTTCCCCAAAATGATATGGAGAACGGATGGGTTTATTGGTCTAATTGGGATGGGGTAGGTGATGCTACTTCTTCCATTCAGATGCAAAGAGGTCTATCAGCCGTAAATCTAGCAACACCATCTATTGGTGGAACTATGAACATTATCACCGACCCTGCTGCTCACGAAAAAGGTGGGAAGTTTAAACAAGAAGTCGGTGAAGGTGGATTTCTAAAAACCACCTTGAACTATAACTCAGGTCTAATTAATGATAAGTTGGCAATAAGTGGAACGATTGTTCGTAAAACTGGTGATGGTTTTATTGACGGAACGTGGACAGATGCTTGGGCTTATTATTTAGGTACATCTTACGCTGTATCAGACAAACAACGATTTGAGTTATACGCTATCGGTGCTCCACAAAGGCACGGACAGAACCTATACAAACAGAACATAGCAACCTACTCTCAAGAGTTAGCTGGAGATATCGATGGATACAATGATTCAGCTTATGTTGAAGGAGAGAAGTTTGAGTATGAGGCTGGTAGGTTCTTCAACCAAAATTGGGCTCCAGTATCTTCGGATTATAAAGGACAACAATATTGGTATATGTATGGCGCTAGAACAACAGACAGAAAGAATGCTGGTATGTTGAATGAAAGAGAAAACTTCTTTCATAAGCCATTGGTAAACCTAAACCATTTCTATGATATAAATGATGATATGAGATTATCTTCAGTATTATATTGGAGTGGTGGTTCAGGTGGTGGAACTGGTACATATGGTAGTGTCAGTAGAAAACCTGCTATCGAAGGAAATGCTTGGTACGCAAGTTCACCTTGGATGTGGGATTGGGATGCTGAGATTGCTCAGAACTCATCTAATGTAGATTCTGCTTTCTCTGATTCTGAAAATCGTTCTACTGGTATCCTAAGAAACTCAATCAATAGACAGAATACATATGGTTTGATTTCAAAGTTAAACTATGATGTATCAGATGAACTTGAGGTTCAGATTGGTATCGATTGGAGAACTGCTGGTATAGAACACGCCCGTGAGGTTCGTGATTTATTAGGTGGAGACTACTATGTAGACTATGCCGATGATAACGCACCTGATGGTAAAGTAGTTCGTTTAGGTGACATCATCGCCTATCACAACGAAACCACAGTTGATTGGTTTGGTGCTTTCTTACAGGGTAATTACAATACAGAAAAGATAAACCTTTATGGTATGGGTGGTATTTCAACCATCGGATATACTTACAAAGATTTCTTTTCAGTAGAGAAAGAACTTGTAGAAGCTGACGCTATCACAACCTTTCAGGTAAAGGGTGGAGCTAGGTATAATCTTGACGACAGACTCTCAGCATTTGCTAATATGGGGTATGTTCAAAAACCACCAATCTTAGATAATGTAATTGACTATGATGGAAATGTATCACAGAATCCAGACAATGAGAAATTCATATCTAATGAAATCGGTGGTGAATACAGAAGTGAGTTGGTTGCTATTAAAGGTAGCTACTATAACACACAGTGGAAGGATAGAAACCTTACTAAATCTGTAACATCAGGTCAAGGTGATTCAGGCGATACAGACATCATTTATCTAACTGGTGTCAATCAAAGCCATAGTGGTTTTGAGATTGAGTCTAAAGTTGCTCTACACGAAATGGTA